ACAATTATATTACCGGCTCCATGTTTTAGAAGATCTTGTAAATCAATGATTTTATTTTCGGAATCTACATTTATACATTTTTGAATTCTAAGCAAATTTTGAAGTCCTTCTTGTGACTGACAGTATATTTTGGCATCTATCTTTTCGATACCATCAGTGAATGTAAGTGAATATCCAAACACCCATTGAATGCCAGCAGCTTCACATTCTTTTTGAAGAATAAGGGTTGCTGCCATTGTATTGTAATCACAAATACCTAATGCGGATTGTCCTAAGTATTTGGCTTTTTTTATCCAATCTGTTAGCGAAAAACTTCCATTGAGCAATTCAAAAGGGGTATGTATGCCTAAGTTTACAAATTCTTGGGCATGGTTTAATGGCTTCCTATTGCCTACATACTTTAAAATTTGAAATTCAAAGTCTTTTCTTGTGTCATAATAATACCAGTTGTCTCCAAATTGAAATACTATATAATTAATGTCTTCTTCTTGTAATGTTTGAATGTTTTCCATTGTATTGAACTTGATGTTGTTGTCAGCATCAGTACGGAAGATGGACTTAATCATACTAGTATCTTCATAGTACATTTTACCAAAGCCCGTGATTTCAATAACATCTTCATCTATGATATTGAAATACATCTTATTATTATCTAGCCAATTTAATAAATCAGGATTCATATTTAAATTTTGTTTAATTTATATTCGGTTAAAGTTTTCAGTCTGAAAGCGAATGTGTCATATATCTCCCAAAAGTCCATGCTGTCGAAATCTTGGCTGGAATCTTCTATATCGGCAACATAGCAATCAAAATATTCATTTAGTTGATCACCTGTCTTTTTTATAGCTTCTGTAGCGTCTCCATCATATCCAATGACTATTGTATGAACCCCTTTTGCCTGTAACTTATAAATTTGTGTATCAGAGATTTTCTTCCCGAACGTAGCAACAACAGCCACAGATGGGTTATTGTACAGGTTTAATTTTCGCGTA